CGGTTGCTGAAACTCCGGTGACTGGTACAACTGCGGATCCAGAGACGGCAACTTGACCGATAAACCCTGTTCCGGAAATACCGGTAACCAGTACATTAACGCCGGTATCAACTGTGGCTTGGCCAATCTGGCCGCTTGCCTGTACTCCGGTGACGTTGACGACGGCATTTTGCTGGGTTTGGACCGTGACAGTGCCAATAGCGCCGGTGCCTTGGACACCAGCGCTTCCTTGACCCCACGGAGTTTCACCCCAAGCACCATACCCCCACCCATCCAGGTAGACATAGGTGGCATCTTGACCCCAAGGAGTCTCGCCCCACGGGCCCCCGCCCCAGCCGCTGTACGTTGCCACATTTATGCCCTCGTATCCATCTGCAGTTTATTACCTTTCTTCATGTTTTCAGAAGCAGTAATAATCCGCAAGTTCCAAGGTACATGCAGCCCACAAACATCTTTCCCTCGAATAGGAACAATGTGGTCTACATGCCAAACGTCTAAACCCTCCGCCGTGTACATGGCGGCTACTCTATACAAGCATTGCATGTGTTCTAGTTGATCTTTGGTTAACCAACTTGGAGTAGCATTGCGTTTCTTTAACTTGTATCTTTTCCCCAATGCATTTGCAACACCTCGATTTTGCTTGCTCCAAAGACGCTGCCGTGCTTTTATTTCTTCAGCGTGTTGGCTATAGTACACACGAGAAGCAGCTAATTGCTTGTCCCTGTGTTTTTGATAAATAAGCTTCCACAAATCGGGATTTCGCTCTTTTCGTCTCCAATATGCTTCCATGTTTTTTACACGTTTAACATCTGGATTAGCGTAAAAATTTTTAAGCGAACGTGCCTTACGACAATCTTTGCAGTCGTTTCTATAGCCGTCAGGCGAATCCTTACGTTTGTAGAATTCGCTTAATAGCCTAGTGTTTTGGCACGTTACGCAAATTTTTTTCACGCTATTCTTATAATCGCTCCCGTGGCTGTCTTAGCCGGGAACACCACAGTAAATGTGCCCGCAGTTGAGGTCTTAGCGCCACCAAAGTTCAATACAGCAACTGCGGGATTACCCGTAGCGGTGTCGTTATAAATCAACGCGCCAAATGCAGTAATAGTAGCTGTGGTAAAGGATAGGTCAGCAAAGTCCGTAACTGCGGTCGTGCCTGTTGAAGTAGGCGTAACCTTGGACAATGTGCCGCCACCCGCAGCATACGAGCCAGAGGCCGCTACTTCGTTGGTCGTGGTGTAGGCAGTGGTTGCAGCCGTAAACGAGGCGCTGTTATTGTAGAGCGCCAGTTTAAAAGTGTTTCCACCGGTTGAAAAGTTGTGAACAGCTTTAAGGATCTCTACCTTAAAGGACGTGGGCATTACGGTTGTGGTAAAAGCCATTTAGACTCTCCTAAGTAAATTAGCGGCATCGTGCTCGCCGCCTTGAGCGCAAATTTGAATGCAAGTAGCCCTTTCGGCCCTTTTTGCTTGTTTAAGATATTCAAAAACTGCTTTTTGAACGCGCTCCCGGAAGAACTTTGCCTGCTCTCGGATGGCTGGGGGAGCGTTCTCAGCCACACCGATAATTTTGTCAGTGCAAAGCTCAGCTAAATCTTCGCACGAAAGACCGCCAAAGTCACTGGTTTTAATGATTGGGTTATGTATTTCTCCAAGCTTTAGATCAAACATATTTAGGTCCTCAAGGCTTCTGGTGGCAGCAAATCCGTCTTTTGCGCCTCCACTTGGTCTTTAATTTCAGAGTACTTTTTGACGGTAAATTCGTTGTTTTCAAGGCCTACCACCAGGGGGTCCGACAGCCTGTGATAGCCATAGAGCTTGCTTTGTGGCGGCTCGTTAGAGTCCAAAAGGGAGGATTCTTGCGAAATACCTACCTTAATACCCTGGTCAATGGCTTTTGAGAGCAAAAACTCGCAACAGGCCCTTCCTGCCTCAGCAAAATGCACATGACCCTTGTAGGAAAAGTCTACCCCATACATGTGTATTTCCGACACCTTTGCTGCAATCGCAAAACCTATGGCATAGGCCACGGTATTGTTAAAGTAACCCGTCCGGCAAGCATTCATCACCTCAATTAACGGAAACTCCACAAGTCCCGTACAGCGGGGGTCTAGCTCACAAGTGTAAATTGGGCCCGCATGGTTCTTGAGCACCTCAGCCATAAGGTTCGTCTGGCTCCCTGCATCATCCGAATCCAAGAACCGACTGGCCGGATCCATCATAAACACCCTGTCATGGAAAATTACCCCAGACATGGCATTAATTGCCCAGACCTCATCAAAATGAAACGAATGGGTTTTGGCCATAATAAACTGGCTGTGGCTCTTTCCCATCGCCACTATTGCTATTTTCTTGCCTTCTAAGTTTGGAACACGGCTCATGGACCCGGACTTTCTGATTTCACGTATATGCGAGCCATGCCATCACGGGCTTCGTCACGACGACGACGGCCTTGTTGCTCGATTCCAAGGCCTTGAATTGCTTCTTTATACGAATTGTTAAAGTAAGCAATCATATCGGGTGGACCCTTGGTGTAGCTATAAGCTTGGACCAAGCATCCATAAAGAAGTGCTTCTGGGGCGTTAATGCTTACCCACGTTGTAGTGTTGGCGGATGATAACTGGGCAGGCTTGTAAATATAGCCAAGTTCTACTGTGTAATTAGAAGCAGGGGTTGGGGCCACATAAAACGTGTTTTGATCCCACACAGAATAGTATTTTGGTACCCCAGTAACGCTACCGTCTGACCAATATTCTTTCATGAAAGAAGTATCACGAAACTCTAAAAATATTTGATCTGTCCCGGAAGTAACCATCATGTAGCGATGAGTCAAAATATCAGAGGGGGCAGAAAGAAACTTATTACCAGAAGTCAAGTTTGCAGTGGCCTCTAGCTTAAACACGTCAAGGTCAATGTCCCGAAGAATACGGTTCTCCGTCATCAAAATAAACGTGTTAATGACCGCATTAGTGAACACATTAGCATCCACCTCGGTGTAGTTCCGTATATTGGTTACCAGTTCGTCATATGTCATGTTGTCACCGATGGGCTGCCCACATTACCAGTTGCAGAAGCGCTTTCTGAAAACGATATAATAACTGAATTACCTGACGCTGAAACAATGCCAATTTGTCCGGTTGCCGATACCCCACTGTGTGAGACCGTGGCCGAGGCTACAACAGTAACTGTTCCTACTCCTCCTACCCCGAACACATCTCCTTGTTCCGGATAGGGCTGCATGTTTGTCCCGCCGTTAGCACTCCCAAGACTTTGAAAGGCAGAGTCGCCAGGTGAACCAACAAAAACAGTGACTGGTTCAACCCGATCTGGGCGAGGTTCATAAAGTGCAATTGCATCTCCGCTAAACTTGAGGGGCTCAAGTTGGGGCTCTTTTGGTTCGTAGTCTTCTGGGCAAACCTTGAATCCGCGCCAATTCTTTTGCAGGACGTTATAGGGATAACGTTGTCCGCAGTAGTCGCACAAACCGTAAGAATATTTTCCCTTTGCAAAGGCCACATCATCCCTCCAGTTGCGGCACGAAGCTTATTCTTGCCGTTTCTCTGTCTTCTGCGGCAGCGCGAGCCCACTCTTCCTCATAAATTTGCTTTAGTCCGGACGTTCTTTCTGACTTAAACTTAAGCGAAAGATAATAAGCAAGACCTGCCGCTAAACAAGGCAAGAATCTAAAGTTGACGTCCGAAGTATTCGTGTAGTCCCCCGCGTCCTGAATGCGCCTAATTCTGTAGTACCTAAACTGATATGGCCCACCGCCACCTGGGGTTGGATAAAAGAAAACTTTCGGGATAATTGTTCGTTCTACATAGTATTGGGCAGGACGAGCTTGCGTGCTTTTATCGGGAATGTCTAAATACTCTGCCCTCGTTATTGGGTCAATTGTTATATCGACCGCAGGACTTTGCGAAAGGTCTCTAATTACAGCAGTCAATACTTGAACTGTATCCGTTGGCAACGTAATTGAGGTTGTCCCCGTCAAAGTAACGGCAACTTCTTCAATGGTCCACAAATTTAAACCTCTGTTTGCCCAATCCAAAAACATAAGATTAAGCGACCGACGAGCAGTTTTTAGGTGATGACTAGTTGTCATCTCCATGCCGCAACGCTCATACGCTTCTTCGATCAATTCATCGATCGGTAAATCAAATGTCGTGGTGCCAGAAGTTGTCATTTTTTGTATAGATTATCAAAAGTAACTGTTGGGTCCATGTATGAATCGTCTTGCTCTGCGCAGTGAATCCACTGACTAGGTCTAAAATCTGGAGCACCCTTTCCTGTTTCCCAATACGCGGGACTTGTTACTCTTACTCGATTATTGGGCAAAGCTACAATATTCCCGGTCCACGGTCCCGCATCCGTCAAGGTTAACACATGACTTTGCTTGTGTTGGGCAGGGCAATCTGCAACTTCGCTCTCCGCATAATCTACTGTAAACATATATCGGCCAGTGTAAAACTCTCCCCCTATCTTGCACAACCAGGGGCTCGGGCTCGTGCGCGCGAACTTGATAACGGTATGGTGGTGTGAAGGACAATCCCAAGGCTGTGCCAAGGGGGTAGGCATTCTCTCTGGCCATTCATCCAAAGGGATATCGCCTACCAAGGCCGTAATCGGCATTCTTGCCCACATCGCCCCACCATGAACGTTTTCAGAGCCGTCCGCATCGCTCTCACATCCAGTAAACACAAGCTGAAAACTCAAACAACGATCCGGCATGCAGTTAACTGCAATTGCTACCGCATGCAAATACTCTCCGGCGTACTTCTGGTGCATGTGCGTGAACTCACGACGCACCCAACACTTAAAGTAAGGAATATTACTTACAAGATAGGCCATTACTTACCGCGCTTACCGCCGCTTGCCATTCCTTTTTTCTTCATCATTCCACCAGCCGCATAACCTTTGGTCATCATTCCACCAGCCGCATAACCTTTGGTCATCATACCGCCTGCTGCCATGCCCTTGGTCATCATTCCGCCGCCCATCATGCCCATAGCCATTTTTTTACGAGGACTAACAGCCATTCCACCTTTGGCCATCATTGCTGGTCCGGTGGTCTTGCTTGTGGTAGATACCATCTTGTTTTTTGGTCCGCTTTCTACGGCTCCGCCGCCGCGAGAGGCAGCACCCATTCCACGTCCAGCCATGATTATTTCCCCTTTTTCATTGCACGGCCTTTTGCATCAGCCGTAGTTCTTTTCAATGCGCGGCCTGCTTTATCCGACATTCCGCCCTTTTTCATCTTACCTACACCGTCTGCAGCAAATGCTGGAACCTTTTTGCCGCCTTTCATAACCATTTTCATCTTGTTCATCATGCCGCCTTTTTTGGCTTCAGTAGCCATTCCGGCCATGTTGTCCTTGCGGCCAAAAAACCCAGGGCCCGTGGGTTGTTCTTTGGCTTTTTGAGCTATTCTTGAAATGCTTTTACCCACCACCTTAGAAATATTTTTTCCAGCAAATCCCATGATTACTTCTCCTTTTTAAAAACTAAACTCTAAACCTTGCTGTCTTTTTTGCTATGTTTTTAGGTTGTTTAACAAACTGCTTTCCTGAAGCTTTTCCTTTTCGTTTTGCCTTTGTTGTAGCTGCATACTCAGCAGACGAAAGAGACTTTATCGCCGCCTCCGGAAGATACCTTTCACCCGTAGCTTTTGGGCCTTGGGTTGATGGTTTACCACTTTTAGTACGCCATTTCTGGTCACCCCAATCCTTTAAGCTTTTCTGAGGTGCTTTCAATCTTTATATCCCCCACCTGCTTTTTTATAAGCAAGTGCTGTCATCTGTGCCTTGCGAGCGCTCCACTGACCCGGAGCACCGCCCTTACCACCGGCCTTAATTCGCTCAAAGATAGCCTTTCGCATACCAGGCTTCGTGTAATTACCCGCCTCATTTACACGGGACTCGCCGCCTTTTTTAAAAGATGCGGTTTTTGCGGCAGCAATAAAGTCACTTTTTTTAGGAGCCCCTTTACTACCCACTTTACGCATTTTCTCACCAGACCCCGCAGCGATGCGTCTTTTCTTCGCAGCGATGTTGGCATAAAGGCCCGGTTTGGCAGCCATCACTTACCCCTTTTGCATAAGGAGATCAATTTTTGCTTCAAGTTTGTTAAAGCGTTGGTCAATGTGCTCAACAAACTTGTCCATTTCTGCTTGAGTGACGTTATCACGGGCCACCTCTTCTCTAGTTTTGTTAATCAAAAGGTTTAAACG